GCAATCTCAAATGGTGCTGATGGCAGAGAGTAGCTGTTTTATTAAAAACTTTCTCATAATTCTCACTAATGAATTGTTCGCGAACATCTAGGATATCTTGTTCAATCTCTATAGTTATGTTGTTTGTCCGTAGCCAAGTCTCTAGCAGTTCGGTCAATCCGTAAAAATGGTGAAAATCTAGTTTATCTGTGCTTCCACAAATATAACACTCTTTTTCTTTTCTATATCCTGATTTAGCTTTGTCTCTCACATATTTAACTAAATCTCTCTTAAATTTCATATCTTACTCTTAAAAACAATTATACCAATATATGCACCAAAAGTCAAGAAGTATTTTTGACAGGTGTTATTAAAAGGTAGTGGCTGTGGTTTCAAATGTATACAGTGCATAACGTAACGCATCAGCCATATGCGATGCTCCATCATGTTTTGGTCTCTCTTTCATCAAATTTGGATTTGGATCCCATTGATATTGGTCAAGACACATTAATACTTCTCTACAAGATTGATTGACAAATAAATCATCATTATCAACTATTCCTGCTACATGACCAATACCATCTAGCACTGACTTTTTAGCATTTACAGTAGTAATGTCATAGTTTTGTGCAAAGTCAAATCTTGTTTGTTGAGCTGCTGAATCAATATAAATCCAATCAATATTCCATTTATCAACCATCTTTCTTATTTGTGCAGCATGCTGTTCTGTTGTTCTTTCAGAGTCTAAATACTCATCTAGAACATAGTACTTTTTCTCGTCCCAATCATACGCTATAACACAAAAGGCTGTTGGATCTTTATACCCCACATCAAGACCTGCAAATACATCCATTCCTGTAGTATCAAACTTATTTAGCTCTGCTATTTGAGTTTCATGTTTAAATGACCAAATCTGTCCTTCATAGACATTAAAGTCTGCCATATATTCTTGTGCAAACTCAGCTTCTGACATTGTTTTTCGTGCTTCTTTTATATCATCTTCTGATACACGAGGATTTTCATGCCAAGTTGCTTTTATACTTGCCCACTCTGGGAACTCATCAGTATAACCTCTATAGTAAAATTCTGCAAAGTAATTATTTCGACCCCTAGGAGTAGATATAAAAATAGCTTTGGAATTATCTTTATCAAGAGTAGGTCTCAGTGCTACATTGAAAGCATCTCTTCCATCAACGAGTGCTGCCTCATCAAATATAATTAAATCATAGCTTCTACCAACTACTGAATCAACTTGATTTATTGATCCCATTCTTATTGTAGAGTTATTACTAAGTTCTATAACTTTGTCTTTTGCATTATCACGAATCACTTCTAAATCGAAATGCTTAATTAAGTTTCTTTGTAAATCAAATGATATTTGTGATAGTGAGTAGTTTGGTGACATGAGTAGTACATGACTATTTGGAACTAAACAGATAAGCTGTCCAATTATGTTTGATATATAAGTTTTTCCTTGTCTACGAGAAATCGCAGCACAGATAAAACGATATTTGGGATTATTAACTGCATTTATAATTGCATTTTGTGAGGTATTTGGTTCTATTCCTAGCAAGTCCATATAACCATCAATAGGAAGTTTGATGAATCTATTGTCATCAAAATTCATGAGATAATTAGTCTCTACATCTGCTCTGCTTGCTTCAATCAATGTAGTATCTCAGGTGTAAATGGGTTCTCTGCTTCATCGAGCATATCATGTGTCTCGACAATCTTAAGAAGATAAAGATAAGCTGTGCATAACTTTGAATAGTTAAGCTCTGCACGAGTAAGATTTTCTCCTTTAAGTTCTTTTTCTGTAAATTTTACTAAAGCTTTGGTTACTTTCATAGTTGTTTCATCTAACCAAACTTTTCTTGTATCAACTGTAGGTACTGTCATCTTTTTTTCCTTCTTGTTTTTCTTCTAATTCCTTTAACGTGCTTTTGCGACTTAGGTGGTCGTTTAGTACTACCACCTGGGCCTGCCCAAAAGACTTTGTTTGCCCAGAACGCTGCTGAAGATTTGCCTTTAGCAATATTCTTACGATGTCTTGCCTTGAAACTTCTTCTAGCTTCTGGACTATAATTATGACCCATGCCTTGCGCTCCGAATCTAATTATCTTTATTTTTCCACCCACTCTTACAGCAACAACTGCTTTTTTGGTAGGGTGTTTAGGAGTTCTCTTTGGTTTATTTAAACCTGTGAGTCCTGCCTTCTTTAACCTAGCTTTCTCTGCTGCTGTAAGTGCCATTATCTTCTTCTTCTACCTGGGAATCTTGCTTTAGGTGGATTTTTAGTTTTACCAAACCTAGGTCCAATTCCTTTAGGTGCTGTTGAGTATCTAAACGCTTCCATGCTATTTGGATTTTTACTATTTACAGTAACTCCTGCGGCGGCGTTCATATCTCTTGTGACTCCTCTATTGAGTCTATGTTTACGAATCTTCTGAGTATTATGAATACCAGTTGGTCCGCTTAAAAATTTACCAGCCATTTATTTTCTCCTTCTTTTTCTCAATGCATTTTTATATGCAGTATGAGAACTTCCTGGCATGAACCTCTTGGCTTTTCCTCTGCCATGAGCGTGTATGCCTTTTAATCCCAGTCTTGTTGCTGCTTTTCTAGCAGGCCCTGGTGATTTATAAACATGTTTGTTTCTTAAGAATGCTGCGTGTTTTCTTTTATTGAGTGCCATTTTTTATATAATTTGTCAGTCTAGCTTTGTTATGGACTGTCTTTGGTAACTTTAATAGTTTCCTAATTTTTCTGCTTCTTTTTTGTTTGCGCTTTGTTCTATCTACTAGCTCATCTAGTAAATAACCTATTAAATGTAAGTCTTTAATTAAATTTTTTCTGTCCATGGTTTTCCTTTTGGGATTACCTTCTACGTCTCCTAGTAGTCTTTTTCTTCTTTCTACCTCTCTTTGCAAAAGTAGAAACATTAGTAGGTTTGCCACCTGGATTTCCTGCTTTTCTTTTTCTTCGTACAGCAGAACGAATTTGCGCTTTAGTCATTCGTCTTGCTTTACTTGCAGGTACGCATTTAGGATATCCTCCTGCTTTCTTGCCTCTTGCAGATTTTCTTCCACAAGGAGCGTATCCTCCGCCTTTACGAGGTCGAGATATATCAACCCAACCTTCTTTAAACCATTTAGTTAGTCCACCACTATGTCCTGGCATTTACTTTCCTTTATTTTCAGCTTCAATCATCTTATCTTTGATATCTACAGAACCGTCCCAGTTTTTATCTTTACCACTGAGTATATTCCATAATTGAAGAAGCTTCTCTTTGATGTATGTCATCTTCTTTTTACTCCCATTCTAAAACGTCCGCCTCGTTTTTTGTAAGTTCTAACTAACCACCCATTTGCATATGCGGAAGGGTATACCTTAAATTTTCTCTTTGCTTCAGCCTTTACTCTAGCATACAGAGTTGGATTTGTAGGTACTGGCCTTTTCTTAGCGGCTCTTTTTCTTTTTCTTGGCATTATGTTTTTTCCGTAATCCTGCTTTTGCAGACTTGAAGATTGATGCAACTGTTTTCTTTCCCATCACTCTTGCTCGTTGTTCACCAACTGTTAGTATTTGTATTTTTCTTGCGTAAGACTTACGAACTCTTTTTACTTTTCGCACTGTAGCCCTTGCATCTTTAGCAGTAGCAAACTTAATTCTAACGGTATCTTTTGGATTCTCGTCAGTATAGAGTCTTCTGCCACTACCTTTTGGCTTTTTTCCTGTTCCTTTTCTTGGATCTCGTTTTTTTCTTTTTGCCATAACCTGATGCGTATATTGCTCTTGCCTGTCTATCAGCAGCTTTTCTTGTTCGGTGAATCTTTCCAGACTTACCAAATCTATAACCACCTTTAACTTTTCTTACGGGCACTTTTATATTTTCCTCCGCGACGTTGTCGCTTACAGTATTGTTTCTGAGAAAAGCCTCTAGGATTCTTGCAATTTATTTTTCGCTTTCTTCTTAGAGTCCAACTTTTTCGCATATCTCAATTCCATTAACTTAGCTCTATCCTGTTGTATAATAATAGGATATGGAGCTTGATTATTTCCTCCCTTAGAGAATGTAGGGTGAGACCATAAATATTCACATTTCTCTTGGCAATCATTTCTATGTGCCACTATGTCATCAATCGCATCAAGCGTTAGGTCATCTACTACATAAACTAGAGCGTCATAGGGCTGTATAGCCCAGTTTGTTTCGGTTAATTCCAAAAGTTCTCTATCAAAAGGAATTATCTTTATTTTACCTTCAAGATAGCTTTGGTAACTCCAGGGACAAACATGACGAATGCTGCGGAAGTATTGAAACCAAATAGATTTAACCTCTACTTCTTCTTTTCTTTCCACCTTTTTTCTTTTTACCATTTTTCTTCTTCTTCTTTCCCATGCCTTTTTGCTTAGCTAGGATAGCGCGCTGAAGAGCTTTTGGTAATTTTTTCTGTTTAGCTGTTAAGGCCATTAACATCTCCTAAGTCCAACGAGGAGGCTCGTCTGGACACTCTACCCATCGCAACTTAGTTTTGAGGGGCATAAAACACCCACATAATTTGCAGGTCTTCCAAAACTTACTAAAGTTAGGACATTTTTTACAGATTTTATACCTGTCTTCGTAGGACAGCTTTTTTCTCATTTTAAGTTAGCTGGTATTGGTCTGTTTCCTATTCTTTGTCTTTGTAATCTTTTCTTTCGTGCAAGGAGCATTTTTTCTCTAGGAGTCATATGTTCTTCTTGTACATTGTGCATTGCACTTCCACCAACTGGTAATTTTGTTTCTTTTTCTTTCATTTCTTTCTCTCTAATGTATTTGCCACATTGTAAATATAAGTGTGACTGCTCCTACAATAATAGCTCCAGCACTACTTATCAATATAGTTTCAATGCGACCTACTGATGAATCAATATCGTCAAAACGATTAAAGCAGGTCTTCCATCTTTCTTCACACATTGCTTCATGACTGGACATTCTACTGTCCAGTGCCGCGATATCTGCTGTATTTTTCTGTACGTCTGTGTCCATCTAGTAAATTCCTTATTAGCTCCTGTTAGTTCATTTTCTAACTATGATTAATTATACCAAAATTCGTACCTGAAGTCAAGTACTATTTTTCGATGGTATATATTTCAACTGGTTCAGACTTTCCTTTGACCTTAACTTCGGCTAAGAATTTGTAGTCATATCCGTCCACTAAACTGTGTTCAGATATGATAAGATCAGTATCGAATTCTTTGCAACTAGATTCTAAACGAGCTGCTAGATTAACGCTGTCACCAAGTACAGAATAATCAAAACGAGTACTAGAACCGAAGTTACCAACGACGCAGGGTCCGGTGTTGATTCCCGCTCCCGTATTAATTTCTTCCAAGCCTTCTTCTCTGAGGGTTTCATTTAGTTTCTCCAATGATTCTCGCATTTCGAGAACCGCCTTGGTTGCATTCTCCACTTGCTGTTCATCATCAAGTGGTGCACCCCAAAATGCCATAATGCAGTCTCCCATATATTTATCAATGGTGCCGCCATGTTTTAATATGATTTGTGTTTGATTGTCAAGGAATCTATTAATAAGTTCAGTGAGTCCTTGAGGATTTGATTGATATTTTTCTGAAATTGGTGTGAATCCTCGAATATCAGAAAAAAGAAATGTTAGTCGTTTTGTCTCCCCACCCAATCTCAGCAATGTTGGATCTTTTTGTAATTTTTTGACTAGAGCAGGACTAACGTATGTCCCAAATTGTTGTTTGATTCGAAGTTTCTGTTGATACTCCGATAGGAAACTTGTGAAAGTATGATATGCCCAAAATAAAACGGACAATATTACGATACCGCTAACGTCTATCAAATAAGAAGATTGATAGGCGTACCACGTT